TTTTTAGTTTTTGATAAAGGGAAGTGTCTCCACCCAAACGCAGAGCACTCACAATTGTATTCAGTTCATCATCATTAATAGGCAGATCCATACTACTCCTCCAAATTTTTTGACTCTGTGCAGATAACCCAATTATACTGGTTTCTCATCTCTTTTGCAAACCATCTTGCAGTGGGTTCATCTTCAAAATACCTACGATGTTGGTGTGGAGAAATGTCTCCAGGTTGAGCCCAACAGACAACATATTTACTCATCCGAAGAAAGACTCCAAACTGATTTTCTTTTCAACAGACCAACCAATAGCATTGAGAATAATCTTCATCGGTTCAACAAAAGACTTGTCAAACTGTGCATCATAATCAACGTATTGTTCATATCCAAGTTCCCTTGGGAAGTCCTGAATGAAGGAGAAAACATTCTCCTGAATTGGATTAGGAACTTTCAAATACAAGAACTTAATCTTTTCTCCACTTTGAATTGCTGCATACTTCTTATCAAGTCCAGCTTTCTTAGTATAGTGATTATACAAGATCGCACCACGAACATGAATGGGACAACCTTTGTTGTACATATCAGTGCGAGACATCCACTTATTGATCTCAGACACACTACGAGGGAATGCAATCTCTTCTGGTTTCAGTTTCTTGAATTCCTTACGAGCATTCTCGATAAAGTCAATCACATCATCCTCACCCTTAGTCATGATGATATCCAATGCATCCTTAATGTACTTACGACATGGTGCAGGAGTAGAAGTTTTGATTGCTTCAATTCCCATCATCTTCAGTTTGGGTTTCTCATAACGGACACCCTCACTATCCCAGACACGAAGGATATAACGTTTCTTACCAGTCCAGATACCACGTTCCGCGATGTTCTCGCGTTTCATGATCATTTTGTTTTCGTATGCGTTGAGGTAAGTGGCCAATTCTTGGTAAGAACTCTCAATATACTTTTCAAGTTCCATGTGACTGACCTTATCAAGGAACGACACAATCTCTTCAGTAGAAGCCTCTCTACCTTTGAATACTGCGTCAACAAAAGGACCCATATTAAGATAGATAGAATCGGTATCAATAGCAATAACATAGTCTACTCCATCAGATTTAAGAACATTGTTTAGATACTTGTTCATTTTCTCTTCTATCCATTGGATAGAGACTTGACCAGAGAGTGTAATCGCTTCTGCGTTTGCAAGTTTGTAATATCGAAAATACTCATTACCGATGGCACCATAAGCGCTATTAAGAGCGATCTTCTTAGCCATTTGAATGTTGTCGCATCGAGAAATCTCTTTCTCAAGTTCTTTGGTAGGAGTCTTTTCATAAGCTTTCTTTGCCTCGATCATCTTCTTTTTGAAGATGACACGTTCGTTGTACATCTTTTCCATCAGTTCAGGAAGGAATCCACGTACATCTTTACGGTACATCGCACCGTTGGCACACACAGCATAATCACTATACATCTCAAAAGTCAGTTCCTTATTCAGAACTTTGCCAACAGTCACGTTGGGATGACGTTGTTCAATCAGAGTTTCTGGAGAGATGTTGTACTGCATGATCAAGTGGGGATACAGTGAGTTAAGGTCAAAGTTGACGACCCACTCATATGCACCAGGGATGGGTTCTTTCACAAACGCACCCGCATACTTTTCACTCTTACTGTTACGTTCCTTCTGAGGAATCACAATGTTCTTCTTCAAAAGGTAGTTATAAATGATCGCGTCCCAGGTTCTCACCTGATAAGCAATATCGTTGAAGTTCACCTTCGCGTCAAACGCACGAGTGAAACACAAGTCAATAAGTTTCAGTTTATCCTCAAGACGGTCAACCAACTCCACGTCAACGATGTTGTACTCTACGAACTTCTGCCAGTTGTTTGTGTAGAAGTCTCGGAAAGTATCATACTCGGAGTGATCCAACTTGTTCTGACCCAACTCCATGAAGGCAATATGATCCAGTCGGTAGCTCTCTTGGTTAGGAGTTGCAGGAGACTTCTTATAAAGATCCAGATAGTCCAGAATAGACACACCTGCAATCTCACAACTTAGTTGTTTCCGACCAGAGATGGTAACCTCCTTAACTCGTACAATGTTCCACGGAGAGAGTCGTTTGGCGAACTTCTCGCCCATCAGACGGGTTATCCGACCAACCAGGTAGGGCATGTCATACAACTCGTTATTCCACCCTGTAACGACCTCTGGCGGGTTTGCCGTCCACCAGTCCATGAACCTACCGATAAGGTCATACTCGTCCGCACAGTGGATGAATCTGACGTTCTTCTGAGTGATTTCCGCAGGGCGAGATCCAAAGGTGGTGATCTGTTTGGTATTGTAATCCTGAACAGTAATCAACAGAAGTTCTTCAGCACAGTTGAAGACATCGGGGAATCCACTCTCAGCCGCAACCTCAATGTCAATGGTGATGACCTTGATCTTACTACTATCAAACTTGATCTCTTCTTCTGGATAGTTCTGAGCAATGTACTGATAAACATATCGGTCATTCCCATAAACTTTGAACCCATTCACATCCTGATACTTGTCCAAGAATTCTTTACAGTCTCGGATAGTTCCAGGTTGAATGGGTTCAACATGTTGTCCATCCAAGGTCTTGAACTTACTTTCCTTCTTGGAAGGAACAAAGAACCTTGGATAGAACTCTTCTCTCTTTGTAAAATGTTTGCCGTTTTCGTATCCACGGACGAGGATATCATTACCTAGTTGAAATACACTTGTGTAAAACTTCATTGAGTGAGAGTCAAATAATCATTAAGTAGAGTTTCTTTGGGATCAACCAAAGTCAAAATCTTGTCTGAAGAGATCATAATCGCATCAGTTGCATCAGTCAACTCACTCAACCAAGAAGTAAGTTTGCCGTCAACAATCTGATAAGGATTGATCAACTTACAATCTGGTTCTCCAAGTTCTGATACAACTGCAGCGATCTTGGAGATGATTGTTTGTCCATTGGTTAGGACAATAACTTGAACGTCATCCATTTTTCTCCCCCTGAATTACTTCAAAATTTTCAAGCAAAGTTTCCCCACTATCTTCTTCAGAAACTTCGCCTTCTGTACTGGTGTCCATTCTTTGAACATAAGAATCTCGGACAAACTCGTTCGGTTCAACAATCGATACTATCCAATCTTTGTTGACAACCATCTGTTTATCATTGGAAAGAACAATCCATGGATAAAAAGAAACTTTATGTTCCGCCTCAACACTTTGATCTTCTTCAAAAAGAACAGATGGAGTCAAGAGTCTAACTGAATACGGATTACCAAAAACATAAGAAACCAGTTTTTCAGACTCATCAACTAGTTCTTTAATATCCGTGATTACAGTTTCACCAGACTTCAATAATACTAACTTAATCGACATTTTTCCGATTATACCTCTTAAATACGATACCATGAAAAACGGGAGGTGTCAACTGGATTTTGCCAGTTACCTCCCGTGGCATAGCGCCGACGATATTCGATTTTATTTAGTCAACAAGTATTATGGTAGGAGATTTGCGATAGGGACACCAACAAAAAGATACATTAGTGTTCCGATTAGTAAGGTTGGTACTGTGTAGGCCATATAAAAATCCTCCATAAGTACATAAGTATATATCAATTATGTATCATAGTGATACAAACATCTGTATAAACCGCAACAAAATATAAAAAAGTGTTAGGAATTAGAGATAATCCTTACGAGCATGATGTTCTGGAACGATCTTACCTAAGACAATTCTGAGGAGTCCGTCTTCGAAGGTAACGTCTCGGACTTCTGTGTCGTCGGATAGAGTCCAGACTCGTTTAAAACTTCTTTGAGCCAAGCCCTTGTGGACAAACGTCCTGTCCGTCTCGGTATCTTCCTTTTGTCCTTCGACAAAAAGTTTTCCATACTCCGTGAAAACATTGACTTCTCCTTTCTTAAATCCTGCTAATGCAATTTCCAGGTGTGATTCTACATTATTTACTTGAACAAGATTGTAAGGTGGATAGTTTGTCGTAGTTTCATGAAGATTGAACAGACGATCAAAATATTCATCCATTCCAATACTGTTCTTTGTGATCTTGTCCATGAGGGTGGACAAATCGGCAGCAGTATACCTTGTGAGGTTTGTCATTATTGTAGCTCCTTTAAAAGCGAGTTTGTGTTTTGTGTACCCTTACGGCGTACATTATTATTTAACCATAAAACGAAAAAGAGAGATAGGGTGACAACCGTACCTCTCTTTAGGGTGTTCCGACTTTTGTAGAGACCGCACGAAAGGCCTCGGTACTATTTATTGAGCTTCTGGTTTCTTTTTCTTACCAATGTTGTACTTACTCTCAAGAACCCAATCATTCTTATCCTTGTAGGAAAGAACTTTAATTTGATTCAAAGGAGCAACATCAGTTACCGTATCTGGTTTGGTGATCGCAATTAGACCCCAATCGGACAGAAGGTTAATAATTCTGTTTCTACGTTGAACGTCGTTCACCGTGAGGTTTGCATGTTTACCGTCAAGAGCAAACAACTCTTTAAAGTGAACAATATAATATTTGCCCTGTTTGTGAAGAATGTGACAGGACTGATAGATCTTTTTTTCCTTACGTGAGGCAACACCAATTCGGGTGAGCGTTTCACGGACTTTCAGAAAATCATCTGGTTCATTTAGAACTACTTCAATCATTTGGTCTTGAGACCAATGAACTTCAGGTTCAACGAAGGTACTCATCTTTTGCCTCCAACATCAAGTTTAGCTTTGATATGATTAATTTGATCTTTGGTTAGAATCTTCAACGCTTGTTGAGCCTTTTCATTACTATAACCATAGTACGATTTAACTGCATCAAGATCTTGAATTTTCTCTTTTTTAAGCCACGGAGAAAATCTTTTCCGTTTCCTCACACTATTTAGTAAAAAATCATATTGGAGTTTTGTCGGCAACTGATGATTGAGGTTCATCTCGTTTGCATACATGATCGTATCAACAAAACCAGAAAGACATTTGTTGATAATGAATGCTGGATATTTCTTTTCCCATTGAGGATCTGACTCGTCCATCAAATACTCCTTTGAGAAGTTGATGGAGTTTAGATAATCTTTTAGTTC